CATGACATCTGTATAGCCTTTGGTCGCAAGTGACCGAAAGGCTTAGATCGTTGCCTCTTGACGGGCACCCGATAAAGGCCCTACATTTGTCACTGTGAAGTGCATTCGGCTGCTCCGCGAGATAGTCGGGATAGACCAGAAGACCCTCATCAAGCAATCCGGAGTGCACAGGCAGGCCCTTTCCCAGTACGAGAACGGCCACCTGTTCCCATCGCGCCGGGTGGCCAAGCGCCTCGACGACGCGATCGACGCCATCCTCGACCAGCGCGCCCTTGACGCCATCGAGGCCATGCGCAAGGAGAGGTCGAAGCCCGGGCCGGAAGCCGAGGTCGAGCTCGCAGAAGAAGCCGCAGCGAGGGTCTAGACCGTGGGCATGCTCGTCAGCCCCAAGAAGCGCCAGACGAAGCGCAAGAAGCCGCCAAAGCCAGGCGCACCACCTCCAGCCGGAAACCATCGCGAGGATGCCGCGGTTGAGGCCGAGCTCGCGGCCAAAGGCATTCCAGTTGAGCTTGGTCCGCCGGCCGGCGCGACCCGGGAGGAACTGGCCCTTGCCGAGATCGAGCAGCTGATCCTGTCCGACGCCACCCTCGCCAATCGCCCGCAGCTTCGCCGGCTCATCAAGCACCTGTCCACGCAACAGGTGCAGAACATGGACGGCAGCCCCGTCATGGTGGGAAAGCCAGGGGCAGAGAAGCCCATCGCCGGATCCATGTGGGAGGCTTTCGTGCGAGCCGGCATGCTTCGAGCCATCAACGGCGACGAGGCCTGGGCGGAGCGAGTGTGGACGACCATCTACGGGAAGCCGCGCGAGGCGCTCGAGCTGAGCGGCTCTGGCGGCGGCGCAATCCAGACCAATGCGCTGGTGAACCACCGGATGCCATCCGAAGAGGAGATGGCGGCCAGGTTCGTGCGCGCCACGAGGCTGGCTCGGGACATCCTGACCAAGGATGGGCGTGCCGAAGCGCTGGCCGAGGCGATCGAGGTGGGGGCCAACGTCGCGCTGCCGCCTGAGGTGACGAAAGAGCCTGTGGACATCCAGGCCTCGGCCGTGCCTCCGATTGGGCCAGGTGGGCGACCGGGTGTGCTGCCTCCGCCGCTGCAGCCGCCCCAGAAGCCCGCGCCTGCCAGCCAGCCACCACCGTCCACGGGCATGATCCCCACGAGACGATGATGCTGTCCACGGCGGCCCGCCAAGACCTCGAGGTGAGCTTCCAGGAATCGGAAGAGGCGATCTGCGCGCTGGCACGAACGGACATTCGGGCGTTCGTGGCCTACGTGATGCGGGACGAGGAGACGGGCGGGCACGTCGACCTATCGCCGATGCACGCGGCCTGGCACGCGTTGGCCGACCAGTACGACCGGCTGATCATCTGGGCCTACATGGAGGCCGGCAAAAGTTTTAATATGAGCGTGGCCCGCACGCTCTGGATGCTCGGGCGCGATCCGAGCCTGCGCATCGCTATCGTCTCGAACACGTCCATCCAGGCGGCCAAGATCGCCCGCCTGATTGCCCGCTATATCGAAGAATCCGAGGAGCTTCACCGGGTCTTTCCTGACCTAATGCCAGACTCGTCGATGCCGTGGAATAGCGAGCAACTCACGGTCAAGCGACCGACTATGGCCGCGCAGCCCTCGATCCAGATCGTCGGCATCGGCTCAAACATCCAGGGATCCCGCATCGACATCGCCATCTTGGACGACGTGCTCAACCGCGACAACACCCGCACCGATCACATGCGCAAGGACAGCATGGACTGGTATCTCAAGACCATTCCAGGCCGCATGACCCGCCGTGGCCGCATCATCGTGATCGGGAACGCCTTTCACCCGCAAGATCTGATGCACGCGCTGGCCAAGAACCGCAGTTGGCACGCCTTCAAGTTCCCCATCCAGAAGCGAGACGGCAGCAGCTCATGGCCGGAGGTCTGGCCGCCCGAACGCATCCAGAAGCGGCGGGAAGAGCTCGGGCCCATCGAATCGAAGAGCCAGCTCGATTGCGACGCCCTGGACGACGCCACCTCGCGGTTCAAGCGAGATTGGATCGACAAGTGCAAAGCCCGCGGCGAGGGCAAGCACATGGTCTACGCTCTGCGAGCAGTGCCGCCGGGGTGCAAGGTCTATATCGGCGTCGACCTCGCGGTGGGCCGGAAGAAAACGAACGATCGCACGGTGTACTTCGTCATCCTCATCCACCCGAACGGTGATCGGCAGGTGCTTTGGATCGAGGCCGGGAGGCTCATGGCCGACGAGATCATGAACATGGTCGTGGACCTGTCCCAGCGCTTTCAGGGCATCTTCGTAGTGGAAAACGTATCTGCGCAAGACTACTTGGTGCAACTTTTGACGAAGTGGACGGCGATCCCCATCATCCCGTTCACCACCGGCAAGAACAAAGCCGACCCGAGCTTCGGCGTCGAGGCCATGGGCGTGGAGTTCGCCAACGGCAAGTGGATTATTCCGAACGACAACGGCAAGTGCGACCCCGAGGTGGAGACCTGGTGCAACGAGATGCTGGCCTTCCATCCGGACGCGCACTGCGGAGATTCATTGATCGCGAGTTGGTTCGCCAAGGAAGGCGAGCGCCTCAACATTCCACCGCCACCACTGACCGGCATTATCCAAAATCTCAAACTCACGAACTGGTGATAGGATTCCAACATGTCAAGCGCGATAACAAGGGACTTGGGAGCAGCAAGGCAGATCGTCGACTCCACGGCCGACCGGCAACTCGTCAACGAGAAGATGCGCCGGCTCGGACTGTCCGAGACGCAGGTCGAGCTTAACCGGCTCTACGCCTACTTCCGCACGCAGCACAACGACGAGTGCCAGGTCGCATGGGACGGCAGCCCGCAGCTCGACGCCCTCTCCAGGCAGTCCATCGCCAGCACCTCGGTCCTGCCGCCTGGCTACCAGGACATCGGCAACAACCTGTCCAGCCTGCCCCTGCGCTACCGCCGCCCCTCGGTGCCCTGCCAGCTCGTTCACGTGATCGTGAAGCGCTTCAGCGAGCTTCTCTACAGCGAGCAGCAGAACCCGAGTTGGAAGGTGGCCGGTGACGCCGACACGGAATCCTGGGTGGCCGCCGTGTCCAAGCAGTTTGGCCTGTGGGCCGAGATGACCATGGTCCGGGACATGGGCGGGGCCATGGGGACGGGCATCGTGGGCTTCAAGATCATCGACGGAGCCGTGGTGTTCGAGAACTTCGACCGCCGCTGGTGCTTCCCCGCCTGGAATCCGGCCAAGCCCGGGAAGCTGGCCAAGCTCGAAATTCGCTACATGTTTCCCAAGGAAGAGCGGGACAAGGAGACCGGCGAGTGGGTGGAGAACAAGTATTGGTTCCGCCGCACCATCGACGACGAGGTGGACTGTCTGTGGAAGCCGCAGCCGGTGGGCGATGGCAGCACCGAGCCAGACTGGGACAGCCCGAGCACTGTCGAGGAAGGCGGCTGGATCAAGCACGGATTCGGCTTCTGCCCGGTGTACTGGATCCCGAACCTCAAGGTGTCTGATTCGGTGGACGGGGATCCGGACTGCCACGGCGCCTATGACTACGTGGATCGCATCGCCGAGCTGGATTCACAGGCCCACAAGAGTGCCCTCAAGAATGCCGATCCCACGCCGGTGCTCAGTAGCGACGGCAACTTCGACCGCATCACCCTTGGCACCGACAGTGCCATCAAGACCGAGAAGGGCGGCTCGGCCACGTACATGGAGACCTCGGGCGCCGCAGCCGAGACCGCGGGTAAGCAAGCTGACCGCCTCCAGAAGAAGGCTCTGCAAGTCGCTCGCTGCGTGCTCCCAGACGAGGAGGGCGGTGCCGACGGCGGTCCTGTTACCGCCACCGAGATCAACAAGCGCACGGCCAGCATGTTCGCCAAGGCCTCGCTGCTCCGCCAGAGCTACGGCAACGCGGTCAAGACCATGATGGGAGACCTGATTGCGGTGGCGCGTAAGCTGGGCAAGGGCGTGCAGGCCGAGCAGGACTCCATCGGCCCAGGGGGAACGGTCATCCGAAAGGGCACGATCGTCAAGCAGGCCATCGTGCTGCCACAGAAGAAGAACCCCGACCAAGAAGACGGCTTCCTGCCCGAGGTTCTCGGCAACGCATCCGGCGCCTCCCTGGAGCTGGTGTGGCCGCCATTCTCGCAACCCACCGCTGCGGACACCCTCACGAAGGTG